CAGGTAATGTTTCAGAGTCTGCTTGGTTTACTCCAACAGTCCATGATGTAGCATTATTAAAGCTAGACCATTGTACTACATTTTGTGCAGTAGGTTGATATCCTGTAACTACAAAGTTGCCTACAACAGCAGCATGTCTAAATGTAGGAGGTGATCCACCTAATGCAGCAAAGTCAGATGATGTTCCCATAGTCCAGGCTTGAGGAGCTTGACTACCATTGAAAGCAATAATTGTTTCACCAAACTTTATAAAATCCCAGTAACTATTACTAGCTGTGTTAAATGTAGTACCACCACTTTCATCGACAAATGAGTTGCCAGTTTTTTTGTATAACTTAGTTTTATCACCTGCAAATATAAATACATTGCCACTATCATCTTTAAATGTAGCAGCTCCTTGGCATCTTGCAGTTAAAGCATTACCACTAGATGTTTGAATACTTTTCCAAGGTCTGTAACTATTTACAGCTGGGTATACATTTTTGGCTTCTGTTGAACCAGGATTCAAATGATCTGGTAAGTCAGGTAGCCATTCTCCAAAAGGTACTTGCATTATTTTACGTTATCAAAGTTATTAATATTAATGTCTGTTCTTTGTATTAATGGTGAACCATTGTATTTATCTTTTTCATCAACTGCTTCTACTTGTTGTAAAGCTGCTTCATACTGTGATTTAAACTGAGCAATAGTAGTTTGATCCATACCTCTAATAAATGTAGATGCAAAATATAATGCACCATATAAATAAACATCAGGGTGATTTGTCAATATATGATTAGTAGTTGTTGTACCATCAATACTATCAAATGCTTTATAGTATGTTAGCCTGGCTGTATATGTAGTATCAGGTGTAGGACTAAATCTAAAGTTAGATCCTTCAATAGAATACATCTTAGGAACTCCAGATCTTTCAAAACCAGCAGTATTAGCTTGATGATATGCAGTAGTTAGTTCTAATGTTTGGTCAGGTGTAGAACTTGTAAGTATAAAACTACGAGCCTGTAAAAATCCTGTAGGTAGAGCTTCTGTTTCTGAGTCTATTGTAAACGTAGCATCTACTGTTTCCATATTTCTAACTCTTAATCTACGATTAAAGTCAGCTTCTGTTAAGTCAATAAAATCATCTATCTCAGATGTTAAATCATCTCTAGCTAGGAAATTAGCTATAGTTGTTTTTAAGTTTGCATAATTATTTAACGCCATTATAACTTCTTATCTCCTACTCTAAAGTTTTGGAACTCATTACTATTAATCATTCTTTTAATAATGTTACGCTGATCGTCTTTATGTAACTGATACCAATTAGAATGACCAAATAGTTCTTTGGTTTTTATTTGTAAGGCAATCAATGGTATTTGTGCAATACGCTGAAAGTCACCTCGTTGTTCGTTAGCTCTATGATTACGAGCTATTTTATTATCTTCTAAGATATTAGTAGTATCTTGGGATTTCTTTACGACAAGTTTTCTTGTTGATCTATCTATGTGAACAGCTTGATTACTGTCGTAAATATTTTCCATTACCACTCCTTAGTTTTTGACGTTACTTCTGGGTTTTTCTGCGCTTCGATTTGTGCGTCTAAATTTGCTTTCATTTCATCCTCAGTTTGGTCTCCACTGTCGATAACACAAGCAATACAATTTTCTTTTGTCATTGAATTAAAGTCCATGTCAGCACCGTCACAAGAGCCATAAGATCTTGCACTATGCTCACCATCAACTGCGTTTAGTGACCAGTGAATTGTTTTTACTTTATCGTCTGAGTCTGTCTCAAAGTTTGGAAATGACCATGTGTATTCTGTTGCCATTTGTTTTATTCTCCTTGTTGTTTTTTGTTAATTATTTTCTAGGGTTGTTACTTTAGCTTCAAGTGTTTCAATTCTATCCATAGCCTCTTGTAGAGCTTTAATAGATTTCATATATAGAATAGAATAGTTTACTGATTTAACTTGCTCTTTTATTTCTTTGACATCACCTATCTCTTTACCTTTAGGAATATCATCACCATCTTCATAAAGAGTTCCAAAACTAGAATCAGATAATATATCACTTATATCTGGGTTATTATGTCTAATTAACTTAGGACTTACAGTTTCTAACTCTTGAGCTACAACTCCAATTTGCTCCCAAGCATTATCACCATACTGTCTAACGTCATCTTTCTTTTTAAAGTTTCTAACCTTAACAGCTTTTATATCATCCCATTGTGAATTAGAATCTCTTATGTCTTGTTTAATTCTTTCATCAGATAAAGCTCCATAAGAGTTATCGTGATTTCTTACATCTCCGTCTGAAGTCACTGTAAATCTAGTAGTGCCTGAGTCTTGGGCAACATAAAATTGATTATCACCTCCATCGGGAGCAGATGCTGTATATTTAACAAACAAACCATAAGGTGTGCTTCCGTTAAGATTACGTATTTTTGCTACATAAGTACTGTCAGCCTCATCTACTTTTAACCTAAAGTCGGGAGAGCTATTTCCAATTCCTACATCACCACTAGTAGAAACTGCAATTCTAAAAGCACCTGCACTACCATCATAAACAGCAAAAGAAGCACCAAATGAACCTATCTTATAATTCTTATTACTTTGGTCAGTTTCAATAAATGCAATACTTGGATTAGTACCACTTATATCGAGCATATCTGCTGGTGATGAAGTCCCGATTCCAACTTTTCCATCACTTGTAATACGCATTCTTTCAGCGTTATTAGTAGCTAGTTTTATAATACCATTTGAAACATTCCAAATTGCAAAGTCATTTAGACTTCTTGAAAGATAAAGCCTATCTGTACCCGTTGTATCACCAAAATATATTTGACCATCACCATTAGTATTTTCTGACTCAACTAAAATTCCATTTGAGCCTGTAACATGAAGTGCCGCCTTTGGACTTGTATTTCCGATTCCTACTTTACCAGAACTATCTATACGCATACGTTCAGTATTGTTAGTTGCAAGTAATAAAGATGTTGAGTCAAGAGTTCCCATACTTGTATTGCCTGCAACTTGTAAATCAAATTGTGAACCGCTTGTATTAGTTGCTCTTAATCCTACTGTACTACTTGATTCTATATCAATCTCTCTGTCTGGACTTGTAGTTCCGATTCCTAATTTTCCATCACTTAACATACGCATTTTTTCACTACCACCAGATTGAAATAAAAGCACACCAGTATTTCTTGCATTTAAGGTAAGGGAATTACTGCTTACTGCTATATTTCCATAGATTGAAGTTCCGTCTGTAAGTTCTAACCCTGATGCTGTTTTTACTGTGCCACTTAAATAAATGTCTTTAAATCTTGAATCTGAAAAACCTAAATCTATTGATGCATCTCTATTTGCACCAGTATTTGTACAAACTCGTATTTGGTCTCCGCCATCACTAAATCTAATAGCACAATCACCAGTACCAATGTACATATCACCACCAGTAGTACCAATACTACCAACTACTGAATTATCTTTTCTTAAATTAATAACCTCTCCATCATTACTTTTTCTATTAAGTCTTAATGGATAAGTGCCATCTGCTGTTGATTCAACTCTTGTTCCTAATTCAATTCCATCTGTTGCAATATTAGAAGAAGTTTTACCTACTAATAGATTGCCATTTGTATCAATTCTAAAATATTCACTTCCACTACCAATAGTAGTTCCAGTTCCAAATCTTAGTTCACCATCTGAATCAGTAGCTAAATATCTATTTGCATTAGCAGTTTGAAGTTTTATTCCTGCAAAAGCAGTACCAGAATGATTTATAGTAATATCATCATCTGCATCTAAACTCCCAGTTATGTCTATGCCTGTTGAGGTTGTAGTAAATTTTTGAACATTGTCGTGATAGATAATTACTGCACCATCATTAACACAATCAATATATGTTTCATCATCATCTGCATTTTTAAGACTTAAATTATCACCTCTTAATTTTAAATTACCTTGCCCTGTATCTACAATCATAGAGTGGCTTCCATCGTGGTAAATTTCCAAATCTTGAGATGCACCAAACTGAAGTCTATCATCAGTTGCACCACTGCTATCACCAAACTGTATGAGGTTGCCATTGGTATCTAGTGTACCACCAAGTTGAGGTGAAGAATCTTCAACGAGTTCATTGGTTGCAGCAACTGTACTATCAACGTATGCCTTAATAGATTGTTGGGTTGCAAGGTGAGTAGCAGAGTCTGAGGCCATGTTATCCTCATCTTTGATAGCTGTACCACTTACACCAGTATTTAAAACTGGTGATGTTAAAGTTTTATTGGTTAATGTTTGTGAACCAGTTAAGGTAGCAACAGTTGAGTCAATAGAAAAAGTAAGATCATAAGGATCTGCATCAGAACCATTGTCAGTATCTGTCCAATTAATATCTATACCACCACCTTCAACAAACTTAACTTCATTATTGTTGTTAATTGTAACTTCAGTTCCATCTCCATCTTCCAATACAAATTGAAAAGATGATGATTGTAGATTAGATACAGTTATTTTTTTAGTTACTCCAGCACTAGTATCAACAATAGGTAGTACATCATCACTAGCGGGTGATGTTAATGCTGTTAATTCACTAATTTTACTGTCAGCCATTCTTTACTCTCTTTCTTAAAACTTTGTTTCTTTCTTTATTCTTTATTTTTTGTAGAGAAGATTTCTCTTTCTCTTTTAATATCTTTACAAGCTCGTCAAATTTCATTTAATTAGGTATTGGTGTACCACTAAATACAGTACCTACTGCTTGTTCTAGTCGAAGGTTTGATCCTTCTTCCATTAATAAATATGTTCTATCTTCTAATTGCAAGACATCATTAGGTACATCTGTCCTACGATCACGATAACGATCTTGTCCTCTAATAGAAAATCTTTTCATCTATTGTGTTAGTTCAGTAACTCTTGCAGTTCCAGTAACAGATCCTACTCTTAGGAATGCTACTTTAGTACCTGGAGTAACCCTAAAATACTCAGGTGTATATGCAGGTACAATCAAACTTGATGATGCAGCAGTTGGTGCAGATCCAAACTCTACATAAGCATCTACTGTACATACAATTCTAACTTCTCTAGTTTCACTTTGAAATGCTGTGCTGTTTGCAGCAGAAGAATCAGCAACAGCTACTGTGTGATTTGTGTCTACTTTAAATGTAGTTGGGCTTTTTGTTGTTGTCATACTTACTCCGTTAGTTCTGAAATATACAATGAACCATCAGCTGATGATCTAATAGCAGATACAATTTGACCTTCAGTAACTTTGAATACTTCATAATCTTTTGCAGCTATTGGTGTTGCAGCGTTAGTTGCAGTTACTGCTGGATTACTAATAGTAATAAAACAATCAGTCGTTGCATATACTCTAATAAATCTTACATGATCTGAAATAGCAGAACTATTTGCAGCACTATCTGTGTAGTCAACTTTTTTTACTACTCCACTTAATTTATAATACATAATACTTTCCTTTAATAGAGGGGAGACCGAAGTCTCCCCCTAATTATAATTACTGATTAATATCAGCAATAATGCCGTGTGCGGCTTCGTTTCTCATTTCGAGAGTGTACTCAACTAAAAGTTGTTTCTTCTCAGAGTCACCAGTCTTTGCAAGATCAGCAACTTGGAAGTCTCTTAGATAAGCAGTTGCAGCCATATCAGACTGTAGTAAGAAAACATGTTTCTCAGCAGTCGTAGCCATAACTCTATTTGGAACCACTTGGATGTCTCCAAAGTCTGAGCTATAAACGTCAATAGCAGCAAACTCAGTTCTTGATTCAGCTGGGCCAAAACGAGTAGTGTTCGCATTGAATCCAGAAATCACTTGTTTAACTGAAGGTGGAACTACCAATAGATCCAAATCGCCACCAGAAACATAAACATCTTCGATAGCAGCTTTTAGGATTGTTTCAGTAAGGTCTCTGTCTGTACCATCATTAGGTAAGTCAGCTCCTCCACCAGTTGACATTGAACCAGTAGCACCTACGCTACCGTTTGTTGCAATCCAAGAAGGTAAAGAACCTAAAGCTCTAGCAGCAGTTGCTGATCCAGCAGCAGCTATTTGACCTTCAATAAGAGTAAACTCCATATCTTTTTTTAGTTCTTTTGATTTCTTAGCAATTTGATATGCCATTTCGTCAGCTCTACCAGCAGCGTCAACAGCACTTTGAGTTCCTGATAAAGCAATTACTTTGTCAGAAATTTGTGTGTAGTTTTGCGCTCTAGTAGTAGCAGTCATAGCATCAACAGTTGCATCGTCACCTTCAATTACTTTGTTGGCAGCTGGTGCAGCTAATGAATCTAATTGCCATTCATGCTTAGTAGCTTTAGCAGCGGTTCTTGGAATCGCTGAAAGTATAGGAGTATCTTCAGGGCTGATATTGTAAATAACATCCACTAAATCTTCTCTTATACCAGTTGTGTCGTACGTATCGTACAAGTTGGTTGGTTGTGCCATAAGGCCTCCTTATTTTTAATTAGAGAAAGTCTTTAAAAATCTTGGCAGCATCTTTTACTTGACCAGACTTTTTAAGACGACTTAGTTTATCTCGTCTACGTTGAGCCAATTCATCGGCTTTTGTTTTAGCAACGCCAGGCTTAACAACTTTAGGAGCTTTAGCAACTTTCTTTGTAACTTTAGGATTTGCTTTTCTTAACTTATCATAAGTCATAGCATCTTTAATTAACAAGACTTGTCTTGAATCATAAATACTATTGATCTCTTGATCGCTATAACCAACACCTGATAGATATCTTCTCATATCAGATTTCATTTTGGTAGCTTTAGCAGGATCAGCAAAGTCAGGTATCAAGGTAGCAATCTTATTTTGTTGCTCCTGGATATACTTTTGAAACTCTTGCATTTGATTAGCTCTAGTTTCTTCCTGGATCATGTTTAAGTTTTCAGCACGCTTTCGCATTTTATGCTCTTGTCGTGCAGCTTCAACAGGATCATCTTCATAAAGTCTTTCAAAGTCTATATTGCTATATTCTCTTTGAAGTTCTTGTTGTGCCATTGTTGTTAATTCAGTCAACTTAGACAATTTTTGATTAATCTCAGATTGAGATTGTTGCAATAGATCGTTGTACTTTGATTTCTCTAAAGACAATTCTGATGTCTTGCGTGTATAATCAGCTTCTCGTTGATACCCTCGAAGTAGTTCATTAAGGGTGACCTCCATCTCGCTGCCATCAACTTTGACAACATAAGAAGGTTCCTCTGAACTTTCATTAATATCTTCTTGAGCTTCTTCTTCTACAGCTTGTTCCTCTACTTCTTCAGTTTCCTGATCCATATATGGAACATCACTTAGATTAACTGTTTCATCAACAGCTTCTTCTTCAACTTTTTCAGTTACTTCTTCAGCAACTTCAGTTGGTTGTTCTTCTTTTGTTTCAGCAGGTTTAGTTTCTCCAGTCATAAGACCTTTAATAACTTGACCAGCGTCAATCACATTCATAGCTTCATCAGCCATAGTTCACTCCTTTATGGTTAGTGTTATATTAGCACTCCAGGTTGGGTGGTGCTATTTCTTGCGGAGATCTTGTAATTGTTTCTCTGCAAGTTTCCCAGTCTCCATAACAGTACGGAGATGGTTTTCAACTTTACCTAATATTTGGTATGCAAGATAAATAGAAAATCTACCTTTGTCATCCGTAGGTGTAGTTTGAAATATTGCTTCTTCATAAGATTTCTTTAGTGTATCTAAAGTTTCTTTGAATAAATCGTTTTCTAAAACTTCCTTGGCTCTTGTGCCTCTACTAGTCTCTTTGTGGAGATCCGACATTTATTTGTACTTCTGCCTCAGGTTGTTCTGGTTGTAAAAGTTCTTTAGTTGCAGCATCTAAAATTTGTTTATTAGTATCACTAATACCTTTCATTTCTAATGCTTCACGCCTAATTGCTTTTTCATCTATATCAGCTTTGTATTTTAATTCAAGCTCTTTTGCTTTTGTTTCAAACTCTAATATCATTTTCTGATATTTTAGTTCCATCTCACGCATTCTATTTTCATAGTTCATCTGAGCTTCAGCTGCTTTTTGTTGTGTTTGAATTTGAGAAACTTTCTCGAACTCTGTTTGTTTAGGCTGTTTAGGTGGCATTTGTTGCATACCTAAAGATGGTTCTGTGAAGTATGAACCTACATCTTTTAGTCCTGCATTTTCAATAATGCGAGCCAATGTATTATAAATGTTTTGTAAGTTTACGATTGGGCCTTGTGCAGATCCTTGAAGTTTAATTGCTTCAAGTTGTCTACCAAGGATACCATTTAATATCTGTAATTGTTGATCTCTAGATCCAGTACCTAATCCTACATGGATAGTAACATTACATCTATCTCTCCATTCCATAGGATTCATAGGAATAAAACTATTTCTAATTTTAACAATGCGTTGTTTATCTTGATACTTAACAACTAATTCAAATATCTTTTTGAATATATCTTTAACACCAGTCTCAGCAAATACTCTTGCAATCAATTCTAATCTCATTTGTGATTGAGAAAGAATAGTATTAATACCAGTAGCAGTTTTATTTAATGTATCAGTATCCATACCCTGATTGTATTTAGTAACACCACTTCGTTCTTCTTTAATGGTATCAAGGTAAGTTAATAATGGAAATGCCTGGTTGCTTAGTGTTTGATTTTGTAAAGGCATCATAACTTGTCCAGGTGCGCCCTTTGTTCTTACAACTCCGCCCGGTCGGTTTGTTAAAAGATCATCAAGATTAACCTGACCATCCATAACAGCAACTCTGTTATTGTTTGTTAGATACATATTATCTAGTACCTGACGCATAACAGTAGATTTAATTAACTGAATGTCCTCTACTAACTCTGCAACAGATCTACCATGGAATCTATGTGGAACAATAATAGGTGTTAATGAACAGAAAGGATGAGAATCAACAGCAACATTATCAAGAATAGTATATCCACTATCACCAGCAGAAGTTATCTTTCTAAGTTCTGCAACTCCATCACCATCAACATCCATTCTAATATAAGATTCATAAACAATTACTTCTTCAGTAGATGCATCACCTACTGTTCTATCATAATCATCATCTACATTTCTGTATCTTGTGCTACGTTCTTGATTGTATTGTTCTTTGTTTTCACTTGGTAGTGAATAAACTTTATCATAATCAAAGCCCATTTCAATTAATGCACTACGAGTAGTTGGAACTCTATGACACATAAAGTTTGCATCAGCTAATGATTTAGCCTGGCGTTCAATTAAAAATTCTTCAGGTGGTATTGGTTCTATTTTAACTTTACCAAATGTTTGTTTTCTAGTTATGACAACATCATGTAGTTTAGGTGTTGGAACTTTGTTAAGCTCATCTCTCATCAATGATGCTTGTAAAGAATCTTCTTGTTCTGCTAGTACATCTTCTGCTTTTGATTTTTGTTCTAGGAATGTTTCATCTTCGTACTCAGTATGTTCTTTTACATCTACACCATCTTCATCAACAAGCATTGTAAATTCATCATCAGATAACTTCTCATAAGTTTCTCGTTCAATTTTTTCAGAGTTATCCCAGTATACTTTACAGATACCATTCTTTTGTAGCAATGCATCTTTAAACATTGAGTATAGAACAGTAAAGCCTTCGTTATCTTTATTAAAAATATGATTAAGATAATCAGTTGCTTGTTCAGCTATTTGTACATCTTCTTGTCCAACAGGTTCTACCTTAACTACATTATCACTTGCAGTAAATATTCTAAGCAATGGTGGTAAGATTGATTCAATAGTATCAGCTACATCAGTAGAAACAACTTGTGATCTACCTTCTACTTCATTACCGAATGCTTCACCAAAATAATATTCATTAGCTTTGCGTCTAGATTCTGTTAATTCAGAAGAATAAAATCCATAACTATTTTTAATATGATCTCCTAAAATACCTGAGATTACATACTCGTCTAGTGGTTTACCTTTTGCCATATATTTCCTTAAACTATATATCTTGTATCTACATTCATGGGTTGCGCCCAGTCAGTTCTAGTTGGGCCATCAACAACACAGCCATATCGAAATGCATCCGCAGCATGTGAACTCCAATCGTGTAGGGGTTTATTTTTAAATGTTTGCATTCTATCGTCAAACTGTTTTCGATATTGTCGCAAACAATCAATACCATATTTACATCTGTTTTTATCAAACCAACAGTTATCTAAATTATTTCTCACAGCTTCTATACCATGATCTACTTCTAATCGAGGACATACTTCAAAGTCTAATCCAAGATCATAAGCAACTTCTAACCTGGACTTACCAGTACCAAGTTCTCTTGTTGTAATATCGTGTGGGCCAATATGTCTACCATACTTATATCCTTTATCTCTAAGGACTGTAGCATAATGTCCAAGTGATTCACCTGATGTTTCATAATAATCAATGAGTCTTACTTCTTCACCAGTTCGTTGTGCAAACCAAATAGAAGTTGAATCACCTATTCCTAAATCCCACCATGTTTCTACATCCAGGCTAGGATCATAATCTACTTCTGTAATCCTATTTTCTTTTTCAGCTTTTTGAATTTGTTTCCCATAATAAGCACCAGAGACTGCAGCTTGAAAACTACACTCATACTCTTGCTCAAATTGATCTTCTGGCATAGTTTCTCTAGCGGATTCCAATTCTTCAGCTGAGATAATTTCTGTTTCACTTGCTCTATATAATTGTGCATACCAATCCTTTCCTGTTCTTTTTGCAAAATCATAAACATCCCAGAACTGATTATGTCCCATTGGAGTTCCAATAAAGATTACATAACCAAGTTTGTCTGACACAGCTGGTCTAACAACTTCTGTCCATGTTCTAGGAGACATCAATGCAAACTCATCCATGCATACTCCATCAAATCCCAATCCTCTAAGAGCATCAGGATTATCAGAGCCAAAGATTTGAACTCTTGATCCATTCCATAGATCAACTTTAAGTTCAGTCTCATGACGCTTGCCACCAAGTTTCATTAAGGGTTCCGTATATTCTTTTAAATAGTCGTAAGCGACTGCCTTACCCTGGCGATATGTTGGTGCGATATACGCCAATCTTGCATTTTGCTTTTCACATGCAGTCATAATTAAATGATTGATTGCAAATACGGTCTTACCGAATCTGCGGTGACAGCAAATAACATTAAATCTTTTTAGTTCGTTATGAATCTTTTCCTGTAAAGGGCGAGGTTCATAAGGTATATCAATCTGCATCAGTTATAAATGATCTTGCTCTTTTAATTCTATCTTGTATCTTTTTATTACTTTGATCTTTTGGTCTTTCAAACTTTGTCATAAAGATTTCTGTAGCTAAATCTACATCACCTCTTTCAAATGCTTCTCTTAATAGTTTTGCATTTCCTTGTCCAACAATATCTTGTTTGCTACCATAAATGTTTTCCATTACATAATCAATTTGTGATTTTGCAGAATCAGGAATTTTATTTTCTTCTAAAAAATTATCGTATTCTCTTTGATGTACTCCTTCAAACTGAAACAAACCATAACCTGGACCATTCTTTTGTTGCTGAGTAAAATCAAATGAGTCTCCAGTTTCAGCACTTATATTTCCCATGATTGCAGCAACAGCATTTTCATTCAGGTCATAATCAGAGTTTAGTAAATTAAATACTTGATCTACTTTCTTAGGTGATACAGCTAGTAAACCTTCTGATCTAATCTCATCAACTGCTTGAGCTTTATTACTAGGTAGTAAAGCAAGTAATCCTTCAAGCATATTATTTCTTTTTTCTCCAGCCAATAGTAACAGCAACAGGCTTATCATCATCACCTTGCAAAGTCTTAGTAACAGATGATAGTTTAGAATGTACATATGGTGCTGACTCCTTTGCAGCCCACATCTTCTTTTCGACAGAAACCTGTGGGTTATTCAATAGGTTTAACATATACTTTAATGGTGTTGTTTGACCTTTACCTAGTTTAGCATCTAGGCGTTCTTGCTTTGTTCCAATAGAAACACCGCTTGGTCTACCTGCACCTTTACGTTTTCCTCCGTGTCCAGCCATTATATTAATCCTGTTAAGTTTGCCAATAACATTTTTCTTAAATTCATTGGTGTAGATTTTACTTGTGGTTGATTCATTGGTTGTCCTGGCGTACCCATTGTTTGTGCAGCAGGCATATTCATTGGCATTTGTGGTTTCATGTAAGGTGATAAATCTTTTGGGCCAACTCTTACGCCAAATATCTTTTCAATATCAGCATTAGTCTTAACATCCATACCATCAAAGCGTGAACCTGGACTAACAACTTTATTGTTTTCTAGTGTAGCAACTTCATTGTCTACTGTTAAAAATTTCATCATATGATTATCCTTTAATTAGCAATTCCAAGCTCTAAGTGATTTGTTAATTCTAGAGTTCGGATCTCTTGCAGTCTTTGCAGAGGTTAATTTCTTTTTCATTCCCTTCATTCTAGCACAGAAGGATGCTCGTCTAGGGTTGCCTACCTTTTTGCTTGGAGCTTTGAGGTTACGTTTTTTCCCTGTCTTTGTTTTGCCCTTATTGTAAGATGCACGACCTTTAGCATTCAAACCCCCACTAGGGCTTTTACCTTCTTTACGTTGCCAGGCTGGTGATTTAGGCATTTGTTTTTCTCTTTCTTCCTGATGCAGTAACAGACCAGCTTACTCTTTTCGGCCCAGTCTTTTTAGCTGCTTCTTTTTTTGTTATTCGTTTGGCTATCTTTTTGGGTCTACAAGCAGGGTATGGTCGGTTCTTATCCTTCTTTCCGCTACGCCCACACTTCTTTCCTGTCTTAACATCACGCCAGTCCTCTTTGAACCACTTGCGCAAACCCCCCTTATAGGCCATTAGTACTTGCCACCACGCTTCTTATACGTTTTGACAAGCCATGCGTTAGCATAAGCACTAGGATAGACCTTGAACTTCTTCTTAGCCTCTGCTTTTACCCTAGAGTATAGGGCTTTATTCTTAGGTTTAGGTGATGCCATATTAAACTATGAACTTTTTATTAGTTTCCTGTACAATCATGCCAGGTTTCTTTTTCTTTTTAGCCTCCATGATCTTCTTTTTAAGAGAATCAGGTAGAGTCATTTGTTTCTTAGTAAGCATTAGTAAGACATACCCTTCTTTTTAGTTTTCTTCTTCTTTTTCTTCTTCATTGGTGGTCTACCTTTAGTAGAACCATACGTACCTTTACCCATTGGCATAGTTATCTCTCCTTTAAAATAGTGTTTAAATTGATTTTAAGGTATCAAACAGACGAATCTGAGTCGATCAGGTCTGTATCTACCATATTAAGGTTCCCTGCTACTGTACGCCTCTCTCCGTCACCCTCAAAGGGGTAGACACAATGCTGTGTCCAGGATGGAAACATCAGTAGTTTACCAACTTCGGGCTTGATAGTCCGTGAGAATGGTGGTCTTAGCTCCTCCAAACCCCGTATCCCTGTCTGTCCAAAGTGAAATTGCAGGAATCCGTCTGCGATCCCACTAGAATTGTAGAGATCTGACGACTTATAGGCATCTTTCTCTGCAATCTGGGGTGGTATCTTAGTCCATGTGGTGAATGATAAGCCCATAAGCGTATCAACCCCGTGGTCATGCAAGGGATTGTAGTCTCTCTCGTATGAATGAACTGACCATAGGCTGTGAACATGGGGAGTTCTTTTTAATTCGTCAACTCCGATAGTCCTGCAAAACTGTTTTATGTACTCCTGAGACATATACGCCACAATATTAACAAATGGGGTTATCAATGGATCCTCGGAATCGATCTTTAACTGTTCCCCGTGGGATATTTGACCTACCAGTTTATTTCCAAAATCCTCTCCGCCCTTCTTATGGCGTGCATCGAGGTATTCGTTCAAACCCCCTATGACCTTTTCTGGTAGCTGTGTCTCTAAAAATAGAACTGCTGGAGCAACTGAGAACTTCATGGTTATCTCTGTCATATCTCTTTGTATCGTTTCCTTGTGTGTGTGTCAATTACGGAATACTGTTTACAAACCTCCGTATATATATTTACCTCTACCCTTATATTATTTCTTCCTATCCCGTTCTAAAACCCCCCTCTTTCCTTTTACCTCTGTACCTATTAGGTACTGTATACTCGTCTTGAATTATCCCCTTGCCTACGTTCTCTCTTTGATTGTGTACCTTGTGTGGTTGGGTACGAACTACGCC